AAGTTCAGGGCTTGAGCAACAGACAATCCAATCTCATTGTTCTCTATGAGGACAAATGCGTTGTTATATGCCTTCGCAACCTTCTGGATGATGTCGGGATACAGCAGGGGCGATAACTCTCGTTTGTATAACTTACCGACGAGTTTGTAGGGCATCTCTGTGATGTCAATCACGGTCATTGCTTGATAGTCCATCCCTTGACCGTGAGACACATCAACGTTACACATATATGTGTGACCTTCTTCTGGACGGTCATAGACTTCAAAGTCATACCAGGTGTCTATAGGTGGTTTGAATGTCATAGTTCGTAGTTTTGAGGGTTGGATAAGTGTGTTGGTTGACCCGATAAACTCACACTCAAACTCTTGCGCCCACTGGTCTTTGTTGGTGTTCTTGATGACCTGTTCTTTCCACTTCTCGTCCCGACCAGGTATCTGGTTCCAACAAACATCAATTGGCACATACTCACTTCTATGTTCTTGAGCATCCGTCCAAAGACGGTAATACATGTTCATGCCCTTCGGAGTAGACACGATAATGGTCTTTGTGGTGTCACCAGAAGAAATGGTTGGGTAGGTAGATTTGAAGAAATTCTCTGCTAGGTTGTTGTGGATGTGTGCAAGTTCGTCTAGGAAAATCAGATTGTATGTATCTCCTCGACCAGAACTTTCGGTTGTTCCAGATGCAACGATTTTAGAATTGTTTTCAAGTTCGATGCTACCCTTGTTCCATTCTATGACACCCTGTTGTAACCATTTGGGCAACCACTCATACGCAAGTTTCAACCTGCCTAACAACTCTCTTGCCAACTCACCCTTGTTGGCGAAGATAGCAATCTTGTAGTAGTCCTTGAATAGCACCAACCATAACATATATGCAAGGGTGGTCACAGACTTACCACTCTGACGGGGCCATTTGCATATCACGAACCTATTTGTATTGAAAACGTTTATGGTTTCCTCTTGGAAATCGTATAGGTTAAATGGCACAAGACCCTCATCAACATTGATAATTTTGATGTACTTTTGTATGAAGTAGACCACATCCTTAGAACATTTTTGGTATTCCAAAATCTGTTCCTCTGTGAAGGCGACCCGTTCGTTTTCCCTCTTGAGGTTCTTGTTTCCAAGGTATCCGAATTTACTCATCAGACTGGTCCTTCAGCATTTTTTGTAACTCTTTAGTAGAACCGATAAACACAGCATTGGTCACGTTTTGAGGGTCTTCACTATCGGTCTGGAGCACATCTTTCTTCTGTTGTTGGACACTTAGTAAGTCTTTGGATGCATCAGCACACGTTTTCATAAGGGCACTGAGAGCTTCAAATGACCTAGGATGTTCACTCGCAGTTGCCAATTCAGTCAAGGAATCTATCGCAGTGTTACCTTTGTTGATGATACTACGTAGGTTTTCTCTAGCGATTTTATAGTCGTCTTGGATTTCATTCTCAGACTGCACATCCTTCATGCCTTCTGGAGGCAAAACCTCGCCTTGTACCTCTTTTACCTTCGATTCAGGCAAATCAAATATGTCTTCCATGTTCTTCTCAAATGTTGCTTTAACCATTACTATTCATCCACTCCTGTAACTGGGTTACGTTTCAAACCATCATCAAAATGTTCAAAATCAATTGCAAATCCAAAGTTGTCCGTTGCCTGGATCGTCGTATAATGTACCGATGTAGCAACATTAGTTGTTGGAGTATTAGCCGCAGTCAACCCTGGTTGTAGGGTTATCCTTTCTGAGCGGCCAGTACTTGTGTACATTTGAGGTGTAACATTGCCAGTAGGTAACCATTTGCCTGCTTTAACCTCACCAGATCCAACTGGAAAATCAATGAAAACCTTCTTAATGATACCTGTTGAAGTCAGCGGACCATATATATTGCCCTTCATAACAAATTCTAATGTCCAAATAAGAGTCCTTCTGGTGTCAAAATCTCCTTCATATACATCTTCAGACGTAACGGCAGTTAATACAATAGGTGTATCATCAATCCGGCCGATTTCCGGTATTGTATTAATAGCAAGTGTCCATTCTGGTGTGAAGAAGGGTAGTATTTGCTCCATTATTTTCGTAGCATCACTAGAATTTTTTACCATAACAAACAGAGAGAAATTCAGGTCATATGGCACAGGTGCATATTGTGATACTAATTTTTGAGGGTCTGTGGTGCTACCTTTAACATTCCTTTGTATCGTATTAATCTTTCTAGTCGGCGCATATATCATAGATGTTAGTTCAAATCCCATTCTAGGTAATTGTATCGCAACGTCCCTTGATAGGGTTGGGTCCTGTCTAAGTCTTGCTATAAATTTCTCCTTAGGAGCATATGATAAAGGCACAGGGATACTTTGCACTCTCGTACCTGAGGAGTCAGCACGTTCAATGCCTATATCATTGAACAGGTTACCAAATGCGATAACATACTTCTTTATCACACCATGGTCGTAGTATTTGTTTCCTGCAAAGCCCATTAGTAAATGTCATCCCCAAAGGGGTTACGTTCTGAGAAATCAACAATCTCATCAGATAAAACCTTACTACCAAAAAATTCGGTGTTAGCACCCTTGTCAAATGTTTCAACACGGTAAGATTCACTAATCATGGAGCCACCGTCCTCAAGAAGTAGTTTGTCACCAGCGTCGGCGCCTGGTGTTTCGTCCTCCAGTAACATCTCATGGAACAACAGGTCAGTAGAATATGTTGTCTCAATTGCGTCAATTGTGGTATCACCTGTGTCAAGTCTTTCGGATGAGTAGTCAAATAACTCACAACGCAGATCATACGTCTGTAATGCACCCATCGCATAGAACACAACCTCATGTTCCACGAATTTCACTTCAAAGAGTTTGCCTACCATCGGAAAATAAATCAAATCACCTTCCATGGGTCGGGTGAGGGTGATTGTGTAATTATCACCTACATCATCTTCTAGTTTTATCATATCACCAGTCTCAAGTAACAACTGATACCCAAACTCGGTTATCAACTTTTCTGTCTTGAACTGGCCGAATCTCTTTTGAGCGACTGAGAAGGTGATGTTGTCCCTTATTTCTAGCCCAAACCTAGACAACAAGTCACCTTCGCCTTCAAACCCCTCGACGTTCTTGATATACATTTCAATCGTCGCAGCGACACTAAACTGTGACAACGGGTCTTCCCCGAACAACAGGTCTTCGTTGACGAGGGTTCTGGGCATATACTTGACATTGTGACCATACATCTTGATACATTCAAGATTGAGGTCTTCTATCAGATTTTGCTCTGGTGCATAACTATAGTTGTTGAAATATTGATTTGTGCTCATGTTATAAAGCCACTCTTAAGATTGCCTTTACTAATAATATTATGGTCTGACATTATTCTATCTCTATCTACCAAAGCACCGTTATCCAGTTAAATCATGTACGGGCAAGCTATAAGAATTGACCATTTCTTCTTCTAATTTGGTGATTTCCATGACAGCATCATCATATATTTTTATACCATTAAAGGTTATTCCACCTGGAAGTTGCATACCCTCAAACTTGGTGAGATTTGACCCCCACTGTTTCTTGAACAGTTCTGTTGTGTATTTAATCAGCCACCTATCGGCCCACACATCCGTAGCTACGGTGGGGTCAATAACTTGGTATGCTTCAAAAATAAGAACCTCACCAGCAATAACCTTGTCCCAGTTCATATCAACATGCACCCTGTTCTTATGCCTGTTAAACCGTAGGGGTTGTCTTCCTACCAGTATTTCCTCTAGGAGTGCGATATGTGCGAAAGCCTGATAAAAGCCCAACATAGTGACATCGGATGCGTCAAATATGTCGTTGAGGGATATCTGGTATTTTAGGTTGAAAATGTTGTTGGTATTGACGGAATCACCGATGTCAAACATATTCACAACACCCACGATACTTGAATCTACATCCAAATACATATTGGTTATGTCATCTGCGGTTAGTGTTTTTTTGAGGTATACCTTTTCCGTACCATCAAAATGGTAGTCCCTGTAATATTGCAGCGCATCATCAATCCGATCCTCACACTGGTCATCGGATACATTGATGTCTATTACGGGTTTTCCTAGTTGCCTAAGGCAATATTGTTTGAAAGTTTCTCTTGTGCTTGGTAAAGCCATGTCAGTAATTCTCCCATTCTTTAATACTATTTATAAAGAATTTGATTACTAAGGTCTATGAAAGAACTCCTTTACCACTTCTAGAAGATTACCTGCCATTGCGAGTATTACAGCACCAACCATAGACATGGCCAAGACGACTCCACCCCATTTATTCTTAAATTCCAGTAAACCCGTCTGTTTTGTTATAATCGCATCCATTTTTCCATTCAATCCTTCTAAGTCTTGTTTACGTTGAACGTGTAGATTATCAATTTCTTTTTTTAGACTTTTAGTCCAACTCTTGGAATTGGACTCCACATTCTTTAGTGACATTCTTACCTGTTTGATTTCTCCCATGAGACCTTTCTCAAGAGAATCTGCTTGAGCTTTCTCTAGGTCCTCATGGACTTCCAACCAAGTTTGCATCTTGGCTAAAGCTATAGCTAAGTCGGGGTGGTTGTGATTATTATCCTTACGCCCGTTAGGCATAATATGTGGGCCTTTTCTATGTGCAAATGGGAATTATAAACGTAGTCGTTATATTTATAAAATGCATCATTTACTCAGGTTTAGGGTATTTATCCTTAACGGCCTGTAATGTAGCAGCCATTTCATCCGAAAAAGCTCCTTGATGGAAAAGGTCGTCTAATTGGTCACCCATATATGGATAAGATGACATACGATTTTCTTCCCATGTCGGTTCGTAAACCGCTACGTCATCTTCTTCATGCCGAACCAAACCGAATTCCAGCTTGTATTCATCTGACCAAGCAGTGTCCCAATTTCGTGGTTGTACAACACCACCTCCACTACCCCAACCTTTACCCGGAGTAAGTCTTTCGCCGTTATATGTCCAGTAAATCATTTTATTTTTTCTCCTCTTTAATCACTGGGGCTGCTTGCAGCGTCGGTTAAAGCGCCGTTCTCGGTGAACCCACCACCACTGCCCTTGTTTGTATGCCACGTTGCCGTATCGCCCGTAAGATAAATGTGTGGCTGACCGCCAGAAGGTAATGAACCATCATCACCTAGAAACACTGGTTTGCCATTAGCACTGTAAAATTTTCTGAGCGAAGCTGTTGATGCTTCGATATCAAAAAGGGTGCCTAAGATTAGATAGAAGTCGGCTATTTCTGCGTCGAGCAATTCGCCTCCTCCAGTAGTAGAGCCGATGCTCCAATCTGCTGCTGTCCAATCCATAGTTGCATCACCACCGCCAGTACCAGTTTGGGCGGTATTAACACCGTTTATATAAAGCCGACAGTGACCGGGGTTTGTTACTCTACCAGCATCCCACTCCCATATAACGTGCGTCCAGCCTGACGCCACTGTTGTTGCAACACTACTTTGCACATCCATCCACGTGGAGCCGTCTGTTTTCTTAGACACCATACGCAGTTTGTTGTCTGTTTGCTTCTCGACATAGAACCTATCGGTAGATGTACCATAAATATGTGTCAGCACCCCATCACCGCCCATAAATTTGACCCAAAAGCTAAGGTGTGCTTGTTTTCCATCTGCACCGCCAATGTCTGATCCCCGCAATAAGTAGTCATTAGTGCCATCGAAACGAACAGCGTTGGCAGTATATCCACCACCACTTGACCCCATAAGAATATTGTTTCCAATTATACTCATTTTACAAACTATACGCCAAGGTTCCAATCGCATGGATGGAATTGGCAGCACGAACCATGTAATCAATACGGTCAACCGCATCAGGTGTAGTGGTTAAAGTGGGAGCAGTATTTGCCGCCCATTGCCAATCACCGCCATAGGCTAGTGTCCTGGAACCTGTCGCATCCTGAGTAACAAAAATACTCCCGGTCTGA